TTTGAGGGCTTTGAAGCCAAGCCATACGCTGACCCTGCAACGGGAAACAAGCCATATACAATAGGCTACGGCACTACTGTTTATCCTTCAGGAAAAAGAGTAGAACTAACCGACCCCCCGATTGATAAAAGCACAGCATTGGTTTACCTTAGTCACGACTTAAAACAATTTGAATACGGAGTTGATGTTTTAACGATTGATACTATTAATCAAAATCAGTTTGGGGCTTTGGTGTCGTTTGCTTATAATTGCGGACTGCAAAATCTTAAAAGTTCAACATTGCTGAAAAAGGTAAATGCTAATCCTAATGATCCGACTATTGCAGCGGAGTTTAAAAAGTGGAATAAAGCAGCCGGGAAAGTAATGGCAGGATTGACACGCAGGCGCGAAGCCGAAGCAAATCTATATTTCAAATGAGTATTGAAGCCGAAAGCAGAGCCGACCAAGACCGCAATATCCGATTAGGCTGGGTTACGTTTCTCTTCCTTTGCGTGGTTATTATGATTATGAATTTGTCGGGGTGCTGATTACTTCGCTAGATATAAAATTCCCAAAGCAACTGCAACACCTGAAACACCCCAAAGCAAAGCCTTATTAAACTTATTCTGCCTGTCTTTTTTCTTCAGTTGTTTTTCTACCGATTTCTTTTCTTCTGCCAAACCTTGAGAGATAGTCTTACTCATTTCTAAGTCTGTTACCAAAGTTTTGTTTATAGCCTCTAATTCACCGTTTGCGATATGTAGGGCATCGTAACCGACTGAAAGGGTATCAAACGCCTCTAAGCACCCGTCACGGTCTATAAACGCACCGATTACAATATCTAACTCCTTTTCGGTTAAACAGGTTAAAGTGTCGTTATTTGCTAAGTATATACTTTGCGAGTAACTCCTGCTTGCCAGACAAAGGCAAAGACAAAGCACTATCTTTAATTTGAACATATTTAATTTTGATTTTGATTATTTCGCGTGGTTTACTTTCAGCAATTTCCTTAAATCTGATGTAATTAACCCTCATTTCTTCTAACTCTAAGCTATCCTGCTCAATCTTTTTCAATAGATATTCGCGCTCACGGTTTGGCGGTGATATACTCACAGGGTTGCAGTTAATGACTTTAATAGTTAATCCGATAATTATCATCATTAAGATTGCAAAGATTATGATTAAGTAGTTTTCTTTTATGAATTTCATATTGCAAAGTTAGTTAAAATGGGCAGTATTCCTGCAAAATTAGTTCTTTTTTAATTAGTGATTTAGACAAAGACTTTTCGCCTATCTTTTTTGTTTCACCCTTTGCCCGGTAAACAATACGATTAAATGAGTATTCGCGTTTTAAAACCTGTAAATCTGAAATTCTTATTACCTCTTTATTTTCGGTTACTATTATTCCGAACTTTGGGCTGTGCCATTTACTTTTTATTTCTTGTATCATAGATAGTTAAGAGTTAAGTAAGTTCTTATAACATCTGTTATAGGTAAGGCTGTAAATCCTCCGCAGACCATTGGTTATCTGAATTAGAAACCAATCCACGTTCACGCCAACCTTTACCATATTTTAAATTCATTTGCTTTCTTGCTTCACCAATTCCGACACCTTGCTCATTTACAAGTATTGCAATCTCTTTTCTAATAGATGCAATTTTCTTTTCGGCAGGTGTTCTTTTATAATTACCTTTTGGTGTGTAGTATCTTTCACTATTTCCAAACATTTCTTCATCAATTAATTGTTCTGCTATATCTCCCATTTTATTTAAGTTTGTGAGAAGCCCTACCTATAACAGCACATAGGCAATATGGCGGGGTTCTCGGTTAATATTAAGTTTTCGTTTTCAAATTTTATTTAGTGGTTGTAGATAGTTTTGTGTTCCAAATTCCGCCACATCGCCTATCTGCAAAACGTTATATGCTATGGCTCGACCATCACATCCCTAACATATTTACCACAAGAAGGACAGTTGTTTACCCTATACATATTTTCATCTGAATGACCTTTAATGTAAGGCATACACCTTGTGCCATCTTCAAGTTTCATCCATCCAATTTCCATTCGTTCCAAAACGCCACAGCATATAACAGCAGTCTTGCGTAATGCGGGGTTTAGTGTTTCATCAGTCTTTTGTGCCATTTTATTAATTTTTAGTTGTTAAACAAAGTTTAGTGCATTTTAAGCCCGCACTAACGCAAGGCTGCAAACCGTTACAGGCAAGTGTTAGCACCCTACTAAAATAACGACACTTGCACATTATCATAGTTTGTTTTATGGTTTGACCAAATAGCTTCAACAGTTTTATGTTTTGAACCTGACATTGTTTTAATAGGCAAAAATGGTAGCCAAGTAGCTTTTGTATTTTCGCAAACTATTACCTGTCCGTTTCTACTTTTACACCATTCAGCCAAGTTCTCAAAGTTAATATTTTTACTACTTTCTTTGTAATGTTCGCCACCAAACATATAAGGTGGGTCTATAAAATATGTTGCTTCTACGTTTTCAATATCTTCATAAGTTCCTAAAATAATATCCCAATGCCTTATTTTAAATAACGATTTTGCAATTCGTTTTAAATCTCTTTCAACATTTACGCCTTCAAAACTACTTACATTCATTCTTGGGCTTTCCAACCCATTACAAACTAAAAAACCTAAAAAGTTTTGTTCTACTTCTGATAAATATTTGTGGTCTTTAATACTATCGCCACGTTTTAATTTTGGCAATTTTAAAATATCATTTTCACTTGCTTGCTGTAAATACTGCCAAGTATCAATTAACACCTTATACTTATCTACAATAGTTACTTGTTTCTCAAAATACTTCAATGAATATTTTGCACAACCAGCAAATGGCTCAATTATTTTATCAAATTTTGGTGGTGGATAACAACCAACCATTTTACTTTTACTTCCGTAGTATGACCACATTTTTATTTTGTTTTAAATTACCCCACACCTGCCTGTAACATCGGCTTGGCAAAAGTTGGGCAGATGTGGTAAATTCAACTTTTGTAATTCTAATTGGCTTTTGTGCAAGGGCTGAACATTTGTGCTACTAATCCCAACCTTCGCCAAGCCCGATACCGTTATGTACAATTTAATTTTTAAAAAATCCCTCCCCACTGTACCGCAAAAGCCTCTGCCATTCCTGGAAATGTTTTGCTTCTTAAAGTTTGTCGTTCCTGTTTTGTTTTAGCCTTTGCTAAAGCATCTGCGTACCATTTCGGATGTGATTTACCCGAAGCAAAAACAGTCCTTTCTCCTTTACCTACAATTTCGGTAGGCAACAACAAAGGCAAATTTTTAAGCCATAAGCAGGTCGTTTTCGTTGCTTCGTTCCCAAACATATAAGGTTGCACAATTTGGTCAGGCTTTCTCCATCTACCACTCAACAATCCGACAGGGTTTTCAATGGCTATATGTTCAATCGGTGCATTATATAAGGCTTTTACAAACTCCACGCTATCTAACATATCATTTCTCCTATTCAGGTACTTCGGGTGCGGTCTGCGTTCCTCAAATGGTAAAGCCTTATCTTCGGGGTGTGATAGCCATTGAACTCCACTCCCTGTTAAAAACGTACAAGGTGGATGCGCAACCATTAAATCCCACCCTTGATTTATTACCTCAAAAATATCGCATTGGTAGTGCCATTCAGGATGCCCACCGCTACACGGCAATAAATCGCACGAAAATGCTTCGTGTCCTAATTTTCTAAACTCTTTTGTTGTTGCCTGGCTTTCTTCACAGGCTATTAAAATTCTTGCCATCGCTATTTTTTAAAAATTAAACTGATACATAACAGCACCTTAGCGCAATTATCCTTCCCACAAGCCCACGCAAACTGCGCCAAGCTGCAAACCGTTATACTTCCAAAATCTCACCCCTATCCAACAACTCATACATCACCGTCTTAGGATAAACTTTCGAGCCAAATTCGACATACTCATCGTGTATCTTTTCAATGTCGGTTAATGATCTGTTTACCTGACTTGCAATCGTTACCGGCTTTACTTCTACCCATTGCATTTCGCCAAGTTCCTTTTCTTGTCTAACTTCGATAAACTCTATCCCGTTGTAAACGTCATCTTCTTTGCGCGGACTTGCTGGAAGTCGTTTGTCACAGACATGGTTAGAAAGGACTTTGTAAGTCTTTCCGCGTAGTGTGAATAGCTGATGTTTGGTAAATCGGTGCATTACTTTTTCAGTTTAATGAGTTCCTTTTTCATTATTCCTTTTAATCGTGGAATGTGGCTGATAGGTGCGCGAGTGGCGAAGGTGCCGGTCTTTTCTTTATACTGAGGCTTTCTTCCTCCGCCTTTTTTACGTGTCTTTTTTATTTTCATGGGTGCAAATATAGTCATTTGTTTTTAATATGCAAACTTTATTTTAAATTATTTTTAGAAGGGAGTATCATCTGGTCTTTCAAGTTCGTAATCCCGTTCTACCTGATTAAGATTTACTACTTCTTTTCTGTCAAAATCGGTGTTTGGCTTTAGAATGTGGACGGTTTCAGCAGGCAGTAATTCGCCTTGCACTTCTTTTAAATATTCTGCAATATAATCTTTGCCGCCAAAATAAAACCGCCTTTTTTTTCTGTCTAATTCAAAAGATAATATTCCTTTTTTCCCTACTGTTTTTTGTCTGCGTATCTTTTTAGAATGTAGTTCGCAGATGTTGCTTTCAGGATTTGTTTGATGCTCTGGCCTGTGATAAATTAAAATGTTATCCATCTTATTATTCCACATAGCCCCGTCCGCAATTTCAAATACATCAGGGCATGGGTAATTCTTTTCACCCTGTTCTTTTCTTAATTTATGCGGGTGTGCAACTATTAGAAAGTATATGTTATTCATTTGCGCGAAGTGTGAGCAGTCACCTAAAAACGCTTCTAAGTATTTATCAGTTCTGCCACCATAGTCGTTTTGTAATTGATTAAACGGATCAATAATGCAGCCGTCTATTTTCTCTTTAATAATCAGTTCTAAAAAGCGTTCTTTAATGTATGCAGGTGTCGGCGCAACATCTTTAGGATAAACGTAAAAGATATGCTTTGAAACAATATCATAAGCCCTTTCATATTCCGATTTAGATACCCTGCGCTCGCCTTCTTTTAAAAACGGGGTGCAATTAGCACCTACATAAACCTCCGTCAAATCGTGATAAAATTCTTCAGAGGGATTATCTTCGGGTGCAAACAAAGCAAACTTACTTCCGTATTTAATAGCCTTTACCAAAAGAACGTATTTAAGTAAAGTTGACTTTCCATAGTTACCTATTCCTGAAAGTAGCGAAATTTCGCCACGCTTAAACTTAAAGTAAATATCTAACTCAGATATGCCTGTGCTTTCAACATTCTCATATCCTGTTTCCCAAATTCGCAGGGCTTTATCCTTTACATCTTCACCAAAAATAACATCTTTGGGTCGAATTTCTAAGTCGTATATTTCAGGATTGATTTCTGTTTTAATTTCACCTCTGGTTACTTTATCAACTAATCTATCTTTTTCAAATACTGCGCTTCCGTAGTTAGCGTTATTTGATTTATAAGCACTTTTTATAGCTTTATGGCACTCCGATTGACTAAATGTGTTTCCGTTTACTAAGAAGTTCATATCACAGTAAAAACGGCAAGTATCTTCACTCATTCCAAAACGGCAACAAGCAGAAGCAAGTTTAAAAATAAAAGCGTTTCGCTCACCTGTTACAAAGGCATCGCCTCTATTTGTAAGCCATTTTAGAATGTTAGAAAATACTTCTGACTTATCTTCAATGCGTTCTTTTATTTCTACTTTTTCAATCTTTAAAGTTTTGCCGTATGTTTCCGCTTTTTCATTTACGTATATTTCCTCATCATAACTTTCGTAACATACTCGGCTAACATTTTTTCCGCTTATATCAATATCTGGTAAATCTTTTAGTAAAGCCGTAAAGTGTTCTAAGTGCTTTTCACCTTTGGCAATTTTAACCAACATCTTTAACCCGTTTCCGCTTGGAGAAACCCAACACGAAAAACAATATTTTAGTTTTGATAGTTCCGCTTTCTTTTCTGTTACGTTTTCTAAATTATCGAAGTCGAGGCAGATATACCCGGAATGTTTTTTAAGGCTTGCATCTGTGCGGTCTGAGCCAAACTCTCCCGAAAAGCAAATAGACGGCAAGTTACACTTTAATTTATTGGCTCGCTCTTTGTCAAGCTGTGAACGAATTTCTAAAACTTTATCTTTTGACTTGCCTGTTTTTATTCTTTCAATAGCACGCTCAACTGTAATATAGTGAGGCTCTTTTGAGAATATGTTAGAGAATGCAGTTACCATGAGTTGTTTTGTGTAGGTATGTATGTTGTTTCTTTTTTAGCGGTGGTTATTTCATCATTCCACCTCTTT